AGGCGCTTATCCATCGCTATCTTAACCTTGCCCAAACGCGTGCCTACTTGCTGGCGATTGTAGCGCTTGGTTGCCTTATCCTTATCGGATTTTATTTCTTTTGTGGGAGTAGCAGCCAGCTTGACGGCCTTGGCACCATAAGACGCCATGATGCCGTCTTCCACTGCCACGCGGATGGGGTTTTTTTCCGCGTTTTTCGGCGTCTTATCGAAAACCTCCATTCCGCCGTCGCTGGCGATGATGGCGTCGAGAAGCACCTGTAATGACGAATAGGTGCGTGTTTCACTATCAGACCACTTTTTCGACGCGGTCAAAACGTCGGTGTATGGTGTTACCATAACGGCAACCTACCTTTCGATTTATCGAATTCGACAGTATGTCCGTTTCGATGATTGTAGTAGAACACATTCTGGTGCGATTTACCATAGATGTTCTGACAGTTTCCACATAGATTTGATTTTATATGGCACGTTTTGTTAGTCCGCGGACTAACATTGCAAGGCTCACCGCGCCCTCTGTAACTGGCATCAAGGCAGCCGGATGTCGTTGGCTCGCCGCGCCCTTTGTAACTGGCATCAGTGGGAAAGGCCGAAGCCCCTCCCGGTTGATGTTAGTCGGTACCTATGTCCTTCCACGGACTGAGGTATAGCAGCCAGTAGAGGAATAGAATTCCCATATAGGCTACGACGATATCCCAATGCTCTAGGAGTAAACCAACCATTACATCAGCCCTCCTGTTATAAGTATGCGGAACACGCAGTAACTAAAGAATGCTCCGAACAACAATAGTATTAACCACACTGTCCTACCTCTCTGAGTTGTGGGAGAGGCCGAAGCCTCTCCCGGTTGATGTTAATAGATACCCATCGTATCCATTGCATGTGCAGAGTTACGACGACTGCACTCGTGCGCCGCATCTTGTCTGCACTCGAAGTGATCGACAACACTACTAATGTCTTTGGCTGCTAACGTGTTGACGACAAACCAATGTACCTCAACCCCGTCGAAGTGTCGGAGTATTTTGTAGGGCGCTAATTCAATAGTCATGTCTTAACCTCTCGTAGTTGTTTCGTTCGATGATTATAGTAGAACATATTCAGACGTGATTTACCATAGATGTTCTGACAGATTCTGACATTATATGACAGCATCTGGTAAGCATTGGTAGGATTTGAGGTAGGAAAAGCCGGGAAATTGATATCTGGCGAGGGTACCGTACCCCCATGACCCCGTTTGTCGTTGGGACTCCGGGCAGTACTATATAAATACTAATCTACACAAATATTTTACGATTTTTCGGGTTTGGGAGTACTTTCGGGTTTGGTTTTGAGTGGGGGGACTATATGTACGTTTCTGGTATTTATATCTACATAAGCCATACGAACCCCTAATAATTTCTGGAATGGGGTTAACGCTCTATGTATTCTTGTTTTCTTCTTACGCCCTGGCCATGTACGTGCGGCATCTTTTTTTGCGTCAAATAAATATATCGTACCTTTTTTCGATATAGCTATTACATCCACGGGACACATGGTTGCTTCGGGTTTGAATACGTACATATCCTGACGCAAAAGATATTCTGCCAAGATGGTTTCACAAATTTGACCTTCGGTGTGCCTTTTATCCATACAGGAAACACCCCCCCTTTGGAGTCCCAAGTAGTTTCTGTCTACTTGTAAAAGTTATATTTAGGCGGTATACGTGGCATAACGGTTAATACCTGCGGAAAATTAATGGTTTTATCGGTACACCCGGAACTAGGAATACCCATCCCTGAAGGTACTTCTTGGGTAGACCTTAAAGAACGAGCACAATACGCGTGCAATACGGCACAAAAATTATCTGAACATGGGTTAAAGACAGACCCAACTAAAGAAGATAAAGAAGTAGCCGCAAAACTCGCTATATCTTACGCCAGTGACCCAGAAAAAACCTCTAAGAAGGTGACAGAAAAGAAAGCTGCCACTCTTACTCCCGCATCCTTACTTATGACCAATAGCATTTTACAGGAATTTGGGCAATCTGTAGTGGAAAGCGCCGTGCAAGTACGCCATATGGTAACAAACAAACTTGTATTGGAAGCAGATAACCCCGACCCCCGCGTACGCATTCGTGCATTGGAGTTATTAGGTAAAATTTCTGATGTTGGTTTATTTGCGGAGAAGTCTGAAGTTACTATTACGCATCAGTCTACGGAAGAACTAAGAAATAAATTACGTTCTAAGTTAGCCAAACTTATAAACCCCGAAGAAGTTCAGGATGTTGTTATAATTGATGGGGAAGCTATGAATGTAGATCAGGAACTTGGGCTGGAAGAGTCGAAAGAGGTACAAGATACCGAACGGGAATTATCAGATGGTAGAAAAGATAGAAAAACCTAATATACCGCCCGATAGTTGCGATCACATCGACAGGGTCGTGGAGTTAGTGGAAAGTTTGTTGGATGGAGAAGACCCCAAGATTAATTCCGGTTATACGAATATTATAAAAGAAGAAATGGAAATAATTAGAACTATAAATATACAATTAAGGACAGCTAGTAAATTTTGGCATGATAAGTTTAATAAGAAGAAAAAATAAGTTGGGGTGGGGCCTATAAATGCCTAACAGTAATATTCTACCCAACGATAATCTTACTAATTCCGATATCCAAGCACTTTTAAGTAAGTTGGATGGGTATTCTGCCGAAGAAGTGGCTGACATAACCAGCATTGTAGATGAATTGGCAGTAAGAGACCAAAAACGGAAATCATACGACGATCTTATAGAGTTCTGCAAACAAATGCAGCCGGATTATACGGTGGGTAAACATCACCGCATGTTGGCGGATATGTTGATGGATATCGAGCTGGGAAAGAAAGATCGTATATGTGTTAACATTCCACCTCGTCACGGAAAATCACAACTAGTCTCAATTATGTTTCCGGCGTGGTATTTGGGGCGAAATCCAACTAAAAAAGTGATGATGGTGTCCCATACGACTGATTTGGCGGTAGATTTTGGTCGGAAAGTGCGTAATATGATCGCCACAGATGAGTATAAGACCGTTTTTCCGACTGTTTCGCTCGCTGTAGACTCAAAATCAGCCGGTAGGTGGAATACTAGCGTTGGTGGGGAGTATTACGCGTGCGGTATTGGTTCTTCCATAGCAGGACGTGGGGCGGACCTCCTGTTAATTGACGACCCCCATTCAGAACAAGACGTTATAAATGGAAATTTCGGGGTTTTTGAGAAAGCCTATGACTGGTTTACCTATGGTGCTCGTACTCGTCTCATGCCGGGGGGTAGTGTAGCCATAGTTCAGACCAGATGGCACATGGATGATCTTACCGGACGTGTTGTTAACGACATGTCTAATAATGATAAGGCAGACCAGTACGAAATAGTGGAGTTCCCCGCTATATTGGAGGTACCTAGGAAAGGCGGTAACGGGTATGTGGAAAAACCGTTGTGGCCAGCTTTCTTTGATCTTGATGCTTTGCTCCGAACCAAGGCGTCGATGCCTGCATTCCAGTGGAACGCTCAGTATCAACAGGAACCAACGGCAGAAGAAGCCTCTATTGTAAAACGTGAGTGGTGGCAATCGTGGGGGGATGAGGAAGCCCCCACATGTGAATATATAATAATGTCTTTAGATGCCGCGGCGGAATCACATAACCGCGCTGATTTTACAGCCCTTACAACATGGGGCGTTTTCTTATACGAAGAGACTGGCGCTCATAATATAATACTGTTAAATAGTATTAAGAAGCGTATGGAGTTTCCCGAATTAAAATCTATGGCTTTGGAAGAATATGAAGAATGGGAACCCGATTCTTTCATAGTGGAGAAGAAAAGCTCCGGTACAGCCCTATATCAGGAAATGCGTAGGATGGGACTCCCCGTGCAGGAGTATACTCCGCATAGGGGGTCGGGGGATAAGATGGCGCGGCTAAATTCTGTTTCTGATATAGTAGCTTCCGGGCTAGTGTGGGTGCCATCTACTCGTTGGGCGGAAGAAGTAGTAGAAGAGATTGCGGGGTTCCCGTTTATGAGCCATGATGATTTGGTCGATTCTACCATTATGGCTCTTATGAGATTCAGGCAGGGGGGCTTTATAAGACTTCCCTCTGATGAACCGGAACCAATACGATATTTTAAACAGCGTACCGGCGAGTTTTATTAGAGATGAAAACCTATGTGCATATTAATCAGCATGTGATAAAACGTAACCATAAAACAGGTGAACGTGAGCCTGTTATCACCGCAAAAACCTATAAAGATAATAGGTATGGGCATGAGGTATTAATAAGTGGTCCCTGTAAGGTGGTGTATAGACCCGATAAACCGTTGTCTTGTGGGGCTAGAGTGTGGATAGAGACTGAGGCAACCGTGGATGTGCAAGGATAGATTATGGCTATAGAGAAACAACTAACTCCACTAATGAACGGGGTTGATTCAAATCCGGTATCCGGCGCTGAATTAGAAATTGAAATTGTTAACCCCGACATGGTTACTCTTGATGATGGTAGTGTTGAAATAACTCTTATCCCCGGCAAGGAAGGGGGGGATAAAGATGCGTTTGACGCTAACCTTGCCGAAGATATGGATGAGGGAGAGTTAGGGAAACTAGCCGATGAATTAGTGGGGCTGGTAGATGCTGACATTGATAGCCGTAAAGACTGGGCTGATACCTTTGTTAAGGGGCTTGATGTACTCGGGTTCAAATATGAGAGTAGGTCGGACCCGTGGGAGGGGGCGTGCGGCGTTTATTCAACGGTGCTTGCGGAAGCTGCGATTAGGTTCCAAGCAGAAACTATGGGAGAGACTTTTCCCGCCGCAGGACCAGTAAAAACTAAAATATTGGGTGAAGAAACCAAAGAGAAGAACGAATCCGCTGCTCGGGTGAAGGCGGATATGAATTATGAACTTACCGAGAATATGGTTGAGTACCGCCCGGAACACGAACGACTGCTATATAGTTTAGGGTTGGCGGGGTCGGCCTTTAAAAAAGTTTATTTTGATACTAATACCAATAGGCAAACAGCGGTATATATCCCGGCAGAAGATGTAATTGTCCCTTATGGTGCATCTCATATAGAAAGCGCGGAGCGTGTTACGCATGTTATGCGTAAAACCAAAAACGACCTCCGCAAACTTCAGGCAAGTGATTTTTACCGTGATGTAGACCTACAAGACCCACAGCCATTTCATACGGATATAGAAGAACGAAAAGCCAAAGAGGGTGGTTATTCTATAACAGATGATGATCGTTACGCTATATACGAAATACACGCCGACATTGTTGTTGAAGGGTTTGATGATTCAGAAGATGATGTAGCAAAACCCTATATAGTTACTATAGAACGCAGCACTAATGAGGTATTGGCTATCCGTAGGAATTGGAATCCTATGGACCTATTGATGCTGAAACGTCAGCATTTTGTTCATTACGTATATGTGCCGGGGTTTGGGTTTTACGGTCTTGGGCTTATCCATATTATCGGGGGGTATGCTAGAGCAGGTACAAGTCTCATTCGTCAGCTTGTGGATGCGGGCACACTATCGAATTTGCCGGGGGGTATAAAATCCCGCGGATTGCGTATTAAAGGTGATGAAACCCCCATAGAACCCGGAGAATGGCGTGATGTTGACGTCCCATCAGGTAGTATACGCGATAATATTATGCCGCTCCCCTATAAGGAGCCTAGTAACACGCTTCTCCAACTTCTTAACCAAATTACTCAAGAGGGACGTAGGTTAGGCGCTATCAGCGATATGAATATTTCTGATATGTCGGCCAATGCTCCCGTTGGTACGACACTGGCGCTGCTTGAACGCACTTTGAAGCCTATGGCGGCAGTTCAGGCGCGGGTCCACTACGCCATGAAGCAGGAGTTTAAACTGCTTAAAGCTATCATGGCTGAATATGCGCCGGAATCTTACGATTATAAACCGGCGCGTGGGGAGATGGGCGCCCGTAAGGCGGATTATGACTCCGTAGATGTTATTCCTGTTAGTGATCCTAATAGTTCTACTATGGCGCAACGGGTGGTGCAGTATCAGGCTGTATTACAGATGGCCCAATCCGCTCCGCAGATTTACGATCTACCTCAGTTACATCGACAGATGATAGAGGTACTGGGAGTTAGGAATGCAGATAAACTTGTTCCTACGGAAGAAGACGCGAAACCCGTCGATCCTGTAAGCGAGAATATGAATGCGTTGGTCGGGAAACCTATGAAGTCGTTCATATATCAAGATCACGACGCCCACATAGGTACACATATGGCGTTTATGCAAGACCCTATGGTTGCTCAGATGATTGGTCAGAATCCACAGGCGCAACAGATTATGGCTTCCCTACAAGCCCATATCGCGGAACATCTGGGGTTCAGTTACAGGAAGCAGATAGAAGAACGGCTTGGTGTAGAAATGCCGCCGCCTAACGAAGAACTATCCGAAGTAGTAGAAGTCAATCTTGCAAGGTTGGTAGCCGACGCCGGTAAACAGCTTACAGCGGCTCATAAACAGCAGGCTGCACAACAACAGGCACAACAACAAGCCCAAGACCCCGTACTACAGCTACGACGTGAAGAGGTTGCTGTAAAACAGGCTGAAGTACAGCGTAAAGCACAGAAAGATCAAGCCGATGCTGCGTTACAGCAAGCCGACCTACAGCGTAAAACACAGAAAGACTCGGTGGATACTGCCATAGACGCACAGCGGGTAGAAACGGAGCAAGCAGCGGTTCTGGTGCAGGCATCTAAGGATAAAGTCAAGGTTCAGGCAGATATACTGAAAGAATCTGACAAATTGGACCTTGAGATATTTAAGACCATAACTAATCCTCCGAAAAGGGGATAACTTTTAACGTGTGGGGATAATATAATGATTAAGAGTGTTTCTTCGTGGGTTGTAGGTAGATTTGCCGAACCTTCCAGTTATGCTGCTATCGGCCTAGCTGTTATGGGGGTTGGGATAGTTATTGACCAACCCATTATGGTGCTTGTTGGCATAGCCGGTGGGGTATTGGGATTTATATTGAAGGAGAGAGGCATTATTTAATGGCAAAGACCGTCTTTGGCGTGCTTATAGAACGTATCGAGGAACAAAAAACCTCCGCAATGCAATTTCTTGTAGAGGGCGGTCCAAAAGATTTCGCTCAATACAAGGAAGTGTGTGGTTTGCTTCGGGGTCTGCAAATCTCACAAACTCAAGTAGAAGACCTCTCGCGTAATTACATGGAAGATGAAAATGACTAGCAAAGGAGCTGCTTTAAAAACTGATTCTACACCCGATGAGGAGTTGGAAGCGCAACTACCAACTCCTGTGGGGTACCACCTTCTTGTCGCTATGCCCGAAGTTGAAGAAAAGTACGAAGACTCAAGTATCTTAAAGGTCGTGGATGTTATGAACCGAGAGGCAGTAATGTCTATTATTGGTTTAGTTCTCGGTATGGGGGATCAGGCATATAGCGATAAGGACCGCTTTTCTACCGGTGCTTGGTGTAAAGTGGGTGATTACGTCATGTTTCGCGCCAACACAGGCACTAGGTTTAGTGTTCGTGGAGCGGAATACCGGCTTATGAATGATGATTCTATCGAAGCCATAGTCAAAGACCCGCGCGGTGTAGCGCGTGCTGTTTAGGAGATAAGTTATGCCTTATGAAAAAGTAGAGTTTAGTTTTCCCGATCCTGATGAGGACAAGAAGACTATAGAAATAGAACCTTCCAGTGCTATGGAGGTAGATATTTCTGGAAAAAGTGTTTCTTCTGAAGAAGCACCGGAATCTGAAAGTACCGAAGATGCCGATGACGGCATTAAGGTTGAAATTGTAGATGATACGCCTAAAGTTGATAGGGGGCGTAAAGCATCTGAACCACCAGAAGATGTTACGGAGGAAGAACTTGAAGATTATTCTGATAAAGTTCGTAAGCGAATTAAACACTTTAATAAGGGCTATCATGACGAACGCCGGGCAAAAGAAACGGCTCCTTGACGAGAACAAAGGACTAAAACAGTCACAAACCAAAAACCAAACTGTTCTCCTCGATCAGGCTAAACGTACTGCTACCGGCGAGTTAGATGCAGCCAAACGTGAGTATAAAGAGGCATATGAAGCAGGTGACTCGGATGCTGTTATTGAGGCACAAGAGAAATTAACCGGTGCAAAAATAAAAGCAGATAGATTAAATAACATACAAATACCCGCTTTACAGCAGGAACAAGACACTGTAGAACAAGCTAATACACAACCCGCCCCAGCGCCGGTTGATGAACGAGCACAAGAATGGGCGCAAGCTAATACTTGGTTCGGTCAAGATGATGAGATGACAAGTCTTGTGTTGGGGCTGCATAATAAACTTGTTAAATCGGGCATGGACCCGCAAAGTAATGAATACTACGAGACTATTGATGCTCGTATGCGTAAGTTATTCCCTGAAGAATTTGGGGGGGAGTTTCCGAAACGTCAGACTAATGTGGTTGCACCCGCTACACGGAGCACATCACCTAGAAAGGTGGTACTAACGCAAACACAAGTTACTCTGGCAAAAAGATTAGGGGTTCCCCTAAAAGAGTACGCCAAACAGGTTGCAGTTGAAATGAGGAAGAATGCAGATGGCTGATAATCGCCTTAAAACGGATGAAAACCGCGTAAAACGTGAGCACACTACGCGTGAAAAAACGACCCGTAAACGCGCTTGGTCGCGTCCACAGGTGTTACCTTCACCTACTCCCGAGCCGGGTTATGAATTTCATTGGGTTCGTGTTGCTACATTAGGGCAGATTGATGCTACCAATGTTTCCTCAAAACTACGCGAAGGTTGGGAGCCTGTAAAAGCAATTGACCACCCGGAAATTACAATGGTTACCGTTGAACAAGAAAAGTTCAAAGATAACGTTGTTATTGGGGGGTTGATGCTTTGTAAAGCTCCAGAAGAGATGGTTAACGAGCGGAATGAATACTTTGCACAGCAGAGTAAAGCTCAAATTGCCTCTGTAGATAACAACCTGATGCGCGAAAACGATCCTCGTATGCCTCTTTTTAATGAGAGGAAGTCGAAGGTCACTTTTGGTAATGGAACTTAATTAGCTCGGGAGTTTAAGCAATGGCTTATCCTACTATTGATGGTCCGTATGGACTTCAGCCAGTTAAGATGCTTGATAATTCCCCCTATAATGGTGCTACGCGGCAATATCGTATTGCCAGTACATACGGCACCAATATTTTTCATGGGGATGTTGTCGCGCTCGTAACTGGTGGTACCGTTGAGCGGGATACCGCAGACGCTGCCATGACACCAATCGGTGTCTTTATGGGATGTACCTATACCGATCCGGGTACATCTCAAAAAACATTCAAACAATATTGGCCCGCTAGCACCGTTGCTACTGATGCTTTTGCATATGTGGTTGATGATCCGAATGTGTTGTTTAAGGTTGCAGTCATTTCGTCTGCAGCTAGTAGCACTATTGTAATGGCTGATCTCGCTATTACCGATATCGGGGCGAATGTACAAATGGTGGATAACACTGGTAGTACTGTTACCGGCAATTCAAAAATTGCTGTTGATGATACTTCCGCCACCACGAATACTTTCCCGCTTCGTGTCGTAGATGTTGTAACTGAGACCAAAACTTCTGCAACGGCCTTCCCTGAAGTGCTCGTCAAGTGGTGCGCTGGTCATCAGTTTAACAACACAACCGGCGTTTAGGGGAGTAATGTAAAATGGCTATTTCAAGAGCACAATTACTCAAAGAACTTCTCCCCGGCCTCAATGCTCTATTTGGTATGGAGTACGCAAAGTACGGTGAACAACATAAGGAGATTTTCGAACAGGAATCTTCTGACCGTTCTTTTGAGGAAGAAACGAAGCTATCAGGCTTTTCTGCTGCGCCAGTCAAGGACGAAGGCTCTGCCATCGAATATGACAACGCACAGGAAGCATGGACAGCTCGTTACAACCATGAGACCATTGCGATGGGCTTTAGTGTAACCGAGGAAGCTGTAGAAGATAATCTCTACGATTCGCTTTCCGCTCGTTATACGAAAGCGCTAGCTCGCGCTATGGCTTATACAAAACAGGTCAAGGGGGCAGCTATTCTTAATGATGCCTTCTCCACCACTTATGGTGATGGTGTAGCTCTTTGCTCCACTTCTCACCCACTTGTTTCTGGTGGTACCAACGCAAATACGCCGTCTACGGCAGCAGACCTTAACGAGACTTCTTTGGAAGCCGCCGTTATTTCGATTGCTGGATGGACGGATGAGCGTAGCCTGTTAATTGCTGCTAAACCACGTAAACTCATTATCCCACCCGCATTACAATTTGTTGCTACGCGGTTGTTGGAAACTGAGGGTCGTGTAAGTACGGCAGATAATGATCTCAATGCCATCAAGAACAACGGCTCTGTTCCTGAAGGATATGCGGTCAATAATTATCTGACGGACACGGATGCGTGGTTCCTTATGACTGACGTACCTAACGGCCTTAAGCATTTTGTTCGTACAGCGATGCAGACATCTATGGATGCTGACTTCGATACGGGCAATAGCCGCTACAAGGCTAGGGAACGTTATTCCTTTGGCGTGTCTGATCCTCTCGGAGTTTATGGATCACCGGGCGCGTAAGATAGGGTAATTGGGGGGAGTACGAATTAAGTAGTGCTCCTCCCTAACCTGTCGTATAATTAATTATCCCTGACAGCTACATTGTGTAGCTGACATTTGCCAAGACAGGAGATACACATGGCAAATACTACTTTTAACGGTCCCGTCCGTGCTCTCAACGGGTTTGAACAAATCACCAAAACTGCCGGTACCGGCGCTATTACGACTAATTTTGATGTCGATGCTAGCGGCAATGTTTCTGGTAGTGGTACATTAAAACTTACTGGCGCAGCCAATATTCTTTCAGATTATGCGTCTATCACGGATGCCACTCTAACGATTACTTCTGCTGATTCCGGTACCATTTATGGTTTTAATCGGGCCGCAGGTATTGTCGTAACTCTTCCTACACCGGCAGCGGGTATTATCTATACTTTTCTTGTAGAGACAACTTTTACCGGCGCAGGCCAG